GGTCTTATTAAACAATTATTAGTCAATAGGTAGGTAAGGATATAAATAACAAGTAGGGATTCTAATGAGAATACATGGCTGCCGTATATGTTAGTAATCTTGTAATCAATACAGGAAGTACTTTTTCCCAAACTTTTACTTTGGAAGCAACTGATACCAATTCACCTATGAACTTAACAGGTTATACTGTTGCTTCTCAGATGAGGAAATGGGCTGGTGCTTCAAAGGCAACTGATTTTACTGCTGAGATAGGATCACCTGCCACAGATGGAAAAATAACTCTTGGACTGGGATCAACTGTGACTACAGATTTAAAACCAGGTAGATATGTATATGATGTAGTTGTTGATATATCAGGTACAAAAGAAACAGTTGTTGAAGGAACTGTTATCGTAAGAGAAGGAGTAACTCGATAATGGCAGATATTAAAGTTAGAGTTGGTCAACAAAATGCCATAAAGGTATTATCATCTACTGCAGCTGGTAATGCACTTAGAGCTGATTATGCTAATGAAGCTAAAAATGTTATTGGTGGAATATCTTCAGTAGCACAATCATATGTTTCTGGAATTACTACTTTTGTTGGAATTACTACAACTTTAAGCGATTTCTATGTTGGTGGAAACTTATATGTAAGTAATGATTTAACCTTTGATGAGTTTAATGCTAGAAATGCAAATATAACTGGTATTGCAACAGTCAATTATTTAAATATTACTGGTATTGTAACTGCCACAACTGCTAATATTACTGGTACATTAACTGCTGGATTAATCGATGGAGGATCTTACTGATGGCAAAACCAACAACTAGAGAAGAATTTAAGAGTTATTGCCTTAGGCAGTTAGGAGCTCCTGTTTTAGAAGTTAATGTTGATGATGATCAGGTAGAAGATTTAGTTGATGATGCTTTACAACTATTCAATGAACGTCATTTTGATGGTGTTGAAAGAATGTATTTGAAATATAAAGTTACTCAGGATGATATTGATAGAGGAAAAGCTTCAGGAACAACAGGAGTTGGTATTGTAACTACTACGGCAACTGCTAATGTAAGTGGATTGGGTACCATAACTTCCAATTATTATGAAAATTCCAATTTCATACAGGTTCCAGATGCTGTAATTGGAGTGGAAAAGATATTTAAATTTGACACTAGTACAATATCTGGAAGTATGTTTAGTATAAAATATCAATTATTTCTAAACGATTTATATAATTTTAATTCTATTGATTTATTACAATATTCTATGGTTAAAACTTATCTAGAAGATATTGATTTTCTTTTAACTACTGATAAACAAATTAGATTTAATCAAAGACAAGATAGATTATATTTAGATATTGATTGGAAAGCAGAAACTGCAGGGACATATTTTGTAATTGATTGTTATAGAGCATTAGATCCTACTTCATTTACTGGTGTATGGAATGATTCATTTTTAAAAAGATATGCAACCGCATTGATTAAGAGACAATGGGGAATGAATTTGATTAAATTTAGAGGAGTTAAGTTACCTGGTGGAATTGAATTTAATGGTAGAGAAATATATGATGATGGTCAAAGAGAATTAGATGAATTAAGAGAAAAAATGTTTTCCGAATATGAATTACCTCCTCTTGATATGATAGGATAAAAATATGGCATTAAATCCATTTTTCTTAAAAGGTTCTCAAGGTGAACAAAGACTTGTTCAAGACTTAATTAATGAACAATTAAGTATGTATGGTATTGAGGTAATTTATTTACCACGTAAAATTGTTAATAAAGATAATATTTTTAGAGAAGTTGAATCTTCTAAATTTAATGATAATTTCTCTATAGAAGCATATGTAAACACCTACGAAGGTTATACAGGTGCTGGTGACCTTATGACTAAATTTGGGATGAGTCTTAAGGATGATTTAGTAGTAACAATATCAAGAGAAAGATGGGAAGATTTTATAGGATCTTTTTTAGGTGCTTTACCTGCAGATGAAATTGAAGTTGCAAGTAGACCCAGTGAGGGGGATTTAATATATTTTCCATTAGGTGAAAGAATTTTTGAAGTAAAATTTGTTGAACATGAAAAACCATTTTATCAACTTGGTAAAAATTATGTTTATGAATTGCAATGTGAATTATTTGAACTTGAAGATGAAGTTGGTGGATGGGATAATATTAGTACTGGAACCGAGCAAATTGATGATGCTTTGATTGATTATGGTTACATGACTTCATTGAAGTTAGTTTCAGTTGGTTCAACAGCAACTGTTGCTATCACTACAAGTACTGGATACATTAGAAATATTACATTAAATAATGATGGATATGATTATACAATTCCACCTATTGTTTCTATATCAACTTCTCCTACTGGATTACCAGAAGATAATGCAACTGCAGTTGCAATAACAACTTCTATTGGTAATTCATATTCTGTCAAAGAGATATTAATAACTAATGCTGGTGTTGGATATACTGTAGCACCTACTGTTACTATTGTTAGTTCTGCAACAACAGCAGTATCTGGTATCACAACATATCATGGAGTTGGAGCTGCTGCAACAGCAACAATTGTTACTGATGATGCTGGTATTAGAGTTGTTAGTATTGCACATAGTGGTAGTGGATATACTGTTGAACCTGAAATTTATTTTGAGGCACCTCCAAGTGGAGTAGGAACTGCAATTGCTAAAACTAAGATTAATTCTGATAATAATGTTACTGATATATACATTGTTAATGCTGGTATTGGATATACTATAAGTGGAATTGGAGCAGGAATAGCTACAATTGCAAGTCCTCCAGTAATAGCAGGTGTAGGAACTTATCAATTTAATGAGGTAGTTACTGGATCTATTTCTGGTGCTAAAGGTAGAGTTAAGAGTTATGATCAAGATGATAATATTCTTAAACTTGGAACAACTGATGGCACTTTTGTGGCAGGTG